TAATTTCGCCTTTGTCTTGGAATAATTGCAGGTTAAATGCCGTGCAAATATCTTGAATAATTTCGCGGCTGGTGCGTGGCTCGCCGTCCGTGTAGGCTAGGCCGTTGCGTATTGTACCAGTCCACCAAAGGCCGCCCTCGGTAGTTGTAACGCCGTAGGGGGCAAAGTGTTCTCCCACGTAAAAGCCGGTGAAGATGTCCGCGATTTTGCAGAAGGTGAATATGCTGGCTATATAGTCGGTAAAAGGTATTACCGTGTCGGCTTGTATATAGTCTGCGCGCTTTTCTAGCATTTGGAATCCGTCCGCTGCCACTACTTTAATAAAGCGCTTGCCGTTAATTACTTCAATTTGCCCAAGGTCGGGCGTAATAACCCCACGCCAAACGACGCTCAAACCTTCGTGGACCTCTAGTACCCAATCCGGTTTCGCAGTCTTGAATACCTCGCGAAAATCGTCAATAGTAGGCGTGGCGCCTTCCAGGTAAAAGTTTACCGTACATGAGCTAGGAATAATGCCGGGTAGGGTATTGTCTTGCGGTTGGTATGCTATTTCCCAGTCGGCTACGTAAACCTCTACCGGTGGGGCAAAATCAAAGCCCTGGTGCGTGGTGCCTAGGTCGTATATCTTAAAATCGTACCGGGCAGTCGTGGCGTAGAATACTAGCGTTTTAGCCATTAGCCGGAAATTCTAGAAAAGTTGCTACCGCTTCGCTGGGTGCCTAGGACTAGGTCGCTGCCGCTAACGCGTGCCTTCATATTAAAAACTCCATCCTCACCAAATAGCCCGCCCAGTCCCGTGGTTTCGCTCACGGCTCTAAATGTCGCACCAAGCGGCGCCCCAGTAAATGCGCTTACAATAGCGGAAAGGGCTAGCGTTGCAGCTACGGCGGCTATAAGTTGCTGCACGTAATTTTTAATGGCGTTTTCTAATTCTTGGAAAAAGGTAGTGCCGTTGTCCATGGCGGCGCTAAACGCGCTTGAAAGAATGTGACCAAACTCAGCACCTACAGCTGAAGCGAATCTCATTTGCTGTTGCATCGCTTCTAGCTGGTCCTTTGCACCTTTTATCATGCGCCCGAACTCGTCAAAAGCCGGAATACCAGCGGTCTTGAGTACCTGGTTCATGTACACAATACCGTTAGCCACCGGCTTCAAACCTTTGTCATTTAGCTTAATCGCTTCTTCGGTGGGTACCTTAAATACCTCTTTTGCTGGTGCAGTAAGCTCTTGTATTTTTTTGGTTACCGCGTCTATGCTGGCTTTTAGCTCTTTAAAGCGTGCGCTGCCTATGGCTACATTTTCCAGCTCGGCGTTAAACGCTGCCAGCTGTGCGCGCATATTGGCTAGCGTCTGCTCGCTAAAGTTGCCAAAGTTTAAGCTAGCTGGACCGGCTGGGCGGTTAGGCTCGCTAGCCCCTACGCTTGTGCTAGGGGTTAATTCTTTTATAAGACTTCGCCCCGTTACGAGCTGGCCGAAGATTTCGGCAATGGCTAGGCCAGTGCGCGAAACCCATTGCCCGGTTTCTGCCTTAAGGTTTGCCCATATCGTATTTACGCGCTGGAGCTTGTCGGCGGCTGTGTCCGCTGACTCGCCCATGAGTCGCAGCTGTTCGCTTGCAATTTGCCCCACGGCACGGCTTACCTCGCCAATACTTGCCGCTTCTATGCTTACGCCGTTTAGCTTTTCACGCAGGGCTGTGGCACTAATTCCAAGGTTGTCAAGGATTAGCGGCGACTTGCGACCGATACCCGTTACAATACTGTCGACTAGGTAGTCAACTTCCTGCCCGGTTTCCTGGGCGCGACGGGTTGCAAAGTTGAGCAGTTGACCCATTTCGCCAATACCAATACCGAACGTGCCGGCTTTGGTGGCGGTCTTCATTAGCTCCAGGTCGCTGACTAGCCCACGGGTAGACTGTCGGAGCTGCTCTAGGTTAGCCTCACCGCCAAACCGTGCGAAACCCTGGCTTACTTTGGTTAGCTGGTCGCCTAGCCGTACGGCATCTACTATAAACGCCTGGATTTGGGTACCGATAAACGCCGCGCCTACAGCTTGCCCTAGGTTATTAAAAAGCTTCGTGGTTTCTTTCAGCTTGGCGTCTACCTGCTGAATGCCACGGCGAAACTCGCTCGGGTCTAGCCCGAATATGACCTTACTGGTTACGTCGTTAGCCATAGCTCCTTAATAATGCCCGTAGGCTGCTTTCTTTTTTCTCGTCTTCAAATTTAAGTAGGTCCGTTTCCGTAACTACTTTCTTTGTGCTTTTCCCGCTTATATTTACGATTACCGCGGCTAGCCAGCGGGACCGGCGCCACTCGTCTTTCTCTCGCTCTACGCCGTGTTTTACCACCGCTTCGAGCTGGTCTTTGGTTAACGTCTTCGCTTCGCTGGGCGCAATGCCCAAACGTCCCACCAGCTGACCCAGTACGTCTACTGAGCCGCCGGCTGGGAAAAAGGGCCGTTAAGCCGCTGGGTAAGTTCGGAAATATCCCAGGCCCCTGCCATAGCCTTAAACTCGTCGAAGCTTGGGCGGTCATTGACGTTCCAAAACTCCTGCGCGTAAAGCATGGCTAGCATATCTGCTAGGCCAAGTGTTCCCATGTCGGTAACGGTTTTTCCCGTAACCTCTTCAAATAAAAGCGCTGCCCCCAGCGTAAACTTTTTCCCTTCCATCGCTCTTAATTTTTATTAGTTAGTACCTACGGTAAAAGCTCCCGTACCGTTCAGCGTAAAGCTAACGCTACCGTTGTCTTTATCCGGAGCTGAAACCGAAAGCTGGGTAAGGATTGCCTGCCCTTCAATTTTGGTTTCGCCCGTTACTGGTGAAACGCCGCCGGCTGCTACCTGGGTAATACGCAGGTAAACCACGTCGCCAACCTTTGAGTAAAGCTCGTCGGGGTTCCATGCTGAAGCGTCGTCGTCGCCCAAAAGCATAGTACCGCTAACGCTCCAAGTCTTTGCGCTTGTTACGTAGGTGCGAAACACTGCGACGTCTTTAGACGTTACCTCGCGGGTTTCTGCGTTCATTTCGTAGCTGCACTCCGTCTCGGCTGCGAAAGCCTTGTAAGTAGTGCCGTCGGTTGATAAGAATAGGCGGACTTCGCCGCCGGAAATTGTGGCCATTTTAGTAATTGATTAAAAAAGTGAAATCTGCGGCAAGTATTACCGTTTCATCGTCTTCGTTGTAGAACATTTGTAAGCTTTCCATGTAAGCTATTTTAAACGTGTTGTGTACCGTCTTTAGGTACTCGCGTATGGTTTGTAGTTGCGCCTGGGCCGTATCGGCGTTGGCGTAGTGCATGAAAAGGGTAGCGGCTACGCGCTCGGCTCCCTGCCAGTCTTTGGTTTCGCTGACGTCAATACCGTTGAGCTGAATTACAATGAAGTCAGCCGCTACGCCCTGCGGGGCCGCGTACGCATACACTGGCGTGGCCGTGGCCGCGTTAACCGCATCGTATATGTATTGCAAGTAGTTCAACGCAAGTGTGCTTTTATACGCTTCTGTACAAAGTTAGTAATTTTTTGCGCTGCCTTTTCGGGTGCGTTGCCACTGTCTACCGCTTTGTCTATAAATCGTTTAGCCTGGAAATGGTTATCCTTACGCCCCATAAGCTGCCAAGGTGCGTAATATGCCCCGCGCTTACGTTTTGAGCGCAGGCCTACTACTACGTAAGCCTTTACTGTGCCCTTGTTAGCAAAAGCGCCAATACTTTGGTAAAGGTTCATAAACGCGCCCTTGTCGCTGCGCTTGGCAGTTTCGCCGCTGCGAACCTTGTACCTAGCCTTCGCTTGGACGTCATTATAAGCTTCCTGCCGGGCTTTCTCTACTAGGGGCTGGGCTTCCTGCTTAAGTAGGTTCCTAAGCTCTCTAAAACGCAAAACTTCGGGCGTGCCCAAAGTCTTTAAACGCTTCCGGAATTGGTCAAAGTTTTCTACCCGTCCGCTTTCGCTCTTTAGGTAGATTGTTTTACCGCGTGCCATTGTCGCGCAGGCGCGTTTTGACTATAATAAAACGGCGGCGCCCTTCGGGCAGTACGCTGACTATATCGTAATCCTCGCCGTTGTACTCTAGCTTCCAGTTGGCTTTTACGCTATTGGGGTAGCGCAGGCGCCAGGTAACAATACCGGCGCTTACCATTTGGTCGTAAGGCATTGTTTCGCTACCTGCCTGGGGTAAAATAATGCGCTCGGCGTAGAACGTACCCGCGCTGGCCCAGGTCTTAATTACCTGACCGCTATTGTTCGGCACCGATGTGGGCTGGAAAAGCTCTACGCGTAGGTCTAGCACTAGCTAAAGTTTTGGCGGTAGCGGAACGCTAGGCGGTCAAAGAAACGGTTTGTATTGTACGGCAGGTCATCGCCGTAGTCGTACCCAAATTTAACGCGTTGGTAGAGCGCGTGCTTCACGTCTGCGGGCGGGTTTGTGTCGCCGCAGGTGTATACGATTACCATACGGGCCGGCGTTTCGTCCAGGCTAATTACCGTATTGATGTAGTCGTAATCGTCGTACAGTGTAAGGGCTGTACTTACCCCTTCTTCGTCGTAAGCTGTAACGCTTGTGATGGCCGTAACCGGACCCAAGGGGAGCGCGTACTGCGCTGCCCCCTCGGTGTCCACTGTTACAGTTGTAGAACCTAAACGGTAGCCGGTGTAGCTGTTAAATTCCTCTACGGCTGCGCCGAAAAGCATAGTTAGTAGCGCATCGTCTGCGCTACCGTCTACGCGGCAAAAAGCCTTTAATTCGGTAAGGTTTACCGAAATGGGGGTATAACTGCTAACCGTTACCATGTTTAGATAGTGATGTCAGTTGCCAAAGCAAATGAAGCGTTACGCAGAACGGCAACGTCCATGAAGCGCTCGAGGTAAACCTCAACGATTGAAGACTTCATTTGGGTGT